GACTATAGACCAGGTGATTTTGGTGCAAGATTAAGAAACCTCGCTGATTTCTTAAGAGGTCAAATTGACACATTTAAGATTGTACAAGTTGTATATGATAAGTGGGGTATGTGGTTTGCAGGTCAGAAGGAGAAGAAAGGACCTAGCAAATATGGATATCCAGATTCTATTGGTGTAGGAGTTGCTCCTAAAACACCTGAGGATACTGGTGTAGGTTCACAACAGGCAGTAGCAAATAGTCAAAGATCTATAATGAAGAAGGCACTAGAAGGTGGCGGTGGAGGTACAGGTGATGCTGCATTAAACATTAGAAAGGTATTAAATCAAGCAAAAGCAAAAGATCAAGGTGCTTCTACATCTGATTTTGGTGGTAATTTCTTTATGGATTTACTTGGTGATAAAAACAGTAAAATTAGTGATGCTTTCATAAAACCTAGTGATGAAAAGAAAGCTGCGGAAGCATGGAAATTTAGTCAAGATGATGATTATCTAACTAACTTCTTGTATAAGAAAGGTGCTAATGAAGACCAAGCAATGAATTATATGAATTTAATTGATGGTGATGTATTTTCAAAAACTCCTACATTTAATAATGATGATAGTTTTTCTTTCTCAGATTCATTTAAGATTGGTAATAGTATGTTTACCAAAGATGATGGTAAATCTGCTACAGATTTTTATGCTAAGAAAAATGCAGGAGTTACTGATAGTGAGGTTACACAGAAAAAAGATAATCAAGCACAGAGAGGTGTAGCATTTACAGGTCAGAAGGGTGATAGTTTAATAAGTTCAGCACCTAAGACTCAATCTCCTGTAAGTACAGCGAATGGTACCAAGGGAAGTAATGCTGAAGAAAAATCAAAAGACTATTACAATAAAAAAGCATCAAAAGATAGACAGCATGCTACCAGTGCTATGAATGATAAAATTCAAGCAACTATTCAATCAGCATTAGCAGCAGTTCAAGCACATAATAGTGGAGTTCAAGCAATGGTTGCGTCTGAGAATCAAAAAGTTCTTAAGATGCAGAAAAATGCTAAATCAATGGCAGCAAAAGCAAAACGTGCTGTTAAAAATCAACGACAAAACCAAAACCAATCTGCAGTCGCTTAAATTATGCAAAGTACAATAAGAAAAAGTTCTATACAAATATCCAGACCTGGTGAGGCACAATATCGTCTTAGCATGTATAGAGATGATAAAAGACTAGAAAACAAAGAAGGTGCATTCAACTTAATAACTTTTTGTAGAGGTTGGGAGATATATGAATCTATAGAATTACATACAATGGAAGCTGAGTTTATATTTGAAGATGCAGCAGGTTTAATGGGTGCATTAACAGGCACAGAAGTATTCAAGTTAGAAATACAAAGTTTTCCAGTAGATAAAACGTATTATTTTAGATCATACGGAGTATATGATAGGATAAGAGCAGGACAATCTAACGAAGTATATTTTATTAAATGTTATAGTGATGAGTTTATTAAAAATGAATCTGTAAATGTTTTTGGTAATTCAGAAGTAATATTTAATAATGAAGCTAAGGCAGAGAATATTATTGAGACATTAGTAAAAGATAAAAATTATCTAGGATCCAGTAAAAAACTTTTTACTGAAGAGACACTAAATGAACATTCATTCATTGCACCTAATTGGAGACCATTTGATGTTATACCTTGGGTTTTATTAAGAACTATTCGTAAGTCACAGAAAGGTGGTAGTTTACAAAATGGTTTTGTATTCTTTGAAAACTCTTTAGGATTTCATGCCAAGTCATATGATAAAATGATTGAGGATATAGAAAAACAAAGAGATAATGCAACTACTAATCCTGTTACAGGTGAAGTTAAGATGTATCAATATGTTCATGATATCAAAAATACAGAAAGTCCTATAGATAATCAATTCTTAATTGACGCAGTAGTATTTCCTGATGAAGCAACATCTATGTCAAATCTTAGACATGGAATATACTCAGGTTATAGTGTTGGATTTGATCCTGTATCAATCACATCATCTAAGATGGGATTAAGTAAAGATATGTCAAGCACAGCATATAATTATAGTCTTGAAGATATCTGGCCAAGAATGGCACATTTGAATGGAGGTAAATCTGTAAACCCATTAGTCAATGTGGATAGCACTATGAGAAAACATATGTACACTCCTAAGAGAATTAGATATTGTGGTTTACCTAATCAATCATTTGATCCTAAGTTTCAGAATAATCCTCAAGCATCTTATGAACAACTTGCAGAACTGCAAGCATATAGGTACATAAGGAAAGCAACACTTAATCATATTAATTTAAAAGTTGTTATACCTGGCAACTTAGATCTGTATCCTGGCTCAGGAATAGACATTATAATTCCTAGTATTGCTAAGTCTGGTGGTGGATATGGAAGAAGTACAAGTGTCGATCGTAAGTATAGTGGGCGTTACCTGATAAAGACCTTGACACATTCAATGACACAAGATAAAATGAGAACAGAGTTAGAATTGATGAAAGACTCAGTTTTAAGATAAATAGTTATGTATCACGAGGTACGATTATGAAAAGTATAGAAGACCACATTAAAAAAGATCAAGAGATCGTTAGCGATCCATTAGCAAACCCTGCTGCTCGCAGACATGCTAAAGAGGAACTACACGAACTAGAAGAGTATGTAGAGCATCATAAAGCAGAGATTGAAGCAGGAGATCATCACGATCCAAATGCACTCGAATTATTTTGCGACATGCATCCTGATGAACCAGAATGTCTAGTGTATGACGATTGATGATTATCTTTTAGGACACTGGCACAATAGACAACAAGCACAAAGTAATCCCCATTGTTTTTCTCAATGTGAAATAATATGGGAAAAGGAAGGGGAATTCTTTGTTTCAAAAAACTTTTACAGAGCAGAGGGAGCACATAATCCCTATCGGCATAAGAAACATAAATGGCAGCAAACGTCCTCCACAACTGGGATTATGGAGAACTATCGTCTTGACTTGACAAGACATGAAGAATGTGATATGATGTTTACATTCTACGATAACTCGTGGCATGGTAAATTAGATAGTACCAAATGCCTTGGGGAAAGAGGCAATCGTATTATTTCAGAGGTACATCTCTATGGTGATAAACTTACTTCAAAGGATCAAGGGTTTGACAATAAAGGAAATCTCGTTTGGGGTACTCCTAACTTGTTTCATTTTATTCGGCATTAATGCTTGTACAGCACCTGTTACAGATCCTGCACCTAATCCTTCAACATTATGGAAATTAAAGAAAAATTAAGAGCACAAGTAAAAAGTAAATTCTACTATTGGTTCTGGGGACTTGCTACTGTATCAGTATTTGCAGGACAAATGTATGTTGGTAGTGGATACCGTAGAATGGCAGAGACACATGAACAGATGTCTGCAGATTTGAACTTATTAGTAGAGGTTCTTATCACACCTATGAGTAGACAAAATCCTAGATATTATTAAGGAAACCTGAAAACATTATAAAATATTGGTGTTTTGTTAGGGTTTCATGATAAAATAGTATCAGCAAATACAAAAAAATATGAGTGGAGACGCTAGAACAGCACTAAACGAACAACCAGTAATTTTTTACTCAGAACATATGACTGAGACGAAAGAGGTCTTAATCCGTATGCATATGGAAGAAGAAACAGTTATCATAAAACCTTGGAGAACAGGAAGTCTATTACAGGGATAAATAATAAAAAGACTGTGTAAATAAATGGCATCGACCATTGATGGTATATTTAACGAAAGAGAAGTAAACTTTGTCGGTAAAGACGGTTTCTTCTGGTGGGTTGGTGAGGTTGAAGACAACGAAGACCCTATGGAACTTGGTAGGGTAAAAGTTCGTATCCTTGGATTTTATACAAATTTTCAAGGAGGAACGGTAGCAGATTTACCTTCTACTGCTTTACCTTGGGCGACAGTACTACAACATACATCACAAGCAGGTAACGACGGACAAGGAGAATCAACAGGTCAATTACAACCTGGTGCTGTTGTTATGGGATTCTTCATGGATGGAGAACATGCACAGATGCCTATAGTTATAGGTGTGATGAGAGTTAATAAATCAGATGCAACTAAAAAGACTAGGGATTTTGCTTTTACAGATCAAGACGTACCAATAGGTGTAGCACCTAATAGTTCTGCTATACATCCTGGCGATAAAAATACAGCAAATCCATTAGCACCATTAAGACAGAGTACAAACAATACAGTAGGAATACCTGGCTCAACTACAACTGCAATCGGTGGTAGTGGATCACCTAAAAATATTGGATCAGCAAAAGATATAAAGGGTAGTTATGCTAATCCAATCAAACCATTAGACCCTACACAACCAATACCTGCAGCAAATGGTGTTGGAGGACCTTGGAAGACATTAGAATATAAGTTATCATATCTCATAGAAGATCTTGCTAATACTTCTACTCACTTAGTAAAGGCAGAAGGTGGTGACTATCTAGACTTAGTAAGTGGTAAATTGATTACTAAGGCAGAATTAACAGTTAATATTAATAATTACTTGGGTTCTCTATTTGCTCAGGTAATATCTGCTATGCGTCAAGCATTAATAACTTTAGCAGAGGATCTTAAACTTGCTAATATGCTTCTCTTATCTACAGGAGTTCCATATAATATTATAACCTCAGTTCAAACAGCAATCACAAAGGTTTTGACATCAGCAGTTGCTTTAGATGCATCTATTTCAACTTATACTGCTACACCATTAAAGACTGTAACAGATGTTCTTGATCAATATCTTTCTAATTGCGTTGACAAATCTACATTTGTAGTCAATACAGTAGATGTTATAACATCTAATATAATTACAGACGTTGCAAAGATAGTTAAAGATATAGGTGATTTAACTAAATCTATTACTACAACAGTAAATGGTGTAGGAGAGGCAACTACTATAATTACTGCATGGGAACAGTCTACTGGAATATTCTATCTACAAACTGCAGTTGAATATGATGTTGTTAATATTACAGGTATCATACAACTTATCAATGACTTTGATAGTAAAGTATCCAATAGACCTATTAATACCAGTAAATCATTAGGATGGTATCCTTTAGTTGGTATTACAGATAAAGCAAAGACAGAAACTACGTTTAGTGACATATATGATGATGCAGATCCATATCTAACTTCTGCAAAGAATCATATCAATGGTTCATATGAATTATATCTTGGAACACCTGGTCGTCAGGGTGAAGTACAAAAGAAAGTAAATGGTACAACTCATACATCTTTATTGTACAACAACTCACATTACGCAGAGAAGAAAGCAAGAGATCAATATAGAAAAGATAATCCTGATGCAACTGAGGCAGAGATTGTAGCAGCAGTTGAAGCATATAGATTATCACAGACAAATAATAAAGGTGATATTGGATCAACAGTAGCAGATCATATATCATGGGCAGGTGTATTGACACAAGAAGTTCATGGTGATGATTGTAAATTAGTAAATGGTTCTTACGCAAGAACTATTGATGGTGATTATCATCTTAAGATAACTGGCAACTGTCATTTAGAAGTAGGAGGAGGATTCTTCTTAAGTGCTGAGGGATATGATTCAACTACAAGCACAACACAGAAACATGCAATTAAATTTGGATCTGATGTTGAT